ATGATACATTTACGAATAAAAGAATTATTATCCAAATCGGGTAAAACAAAATATTGGCTTACTAATCAAATGGGAAAAAGTCATCAATCTGTCTCTAATTTAATGAAAGAAGATTTGTCTGGAATACATTTTGATACACTTGAGCAACTTTGCAATATTTTTGATTGTGAAATAGGAGAAATAATTGAAGTAAAAAAAGAAAAACGAAAGGAGAATAAAAAAAGTGAGCAAAATAATAAAAAAGCTAAATGATTTAAAAAAAGTAGATGCATCCTCAATATATATTTTCAGAATTGGTATTTTCTACAATATTTTTAATGAAGATGCAAAAATTTTAAATGAAAAACTAGGTTTAAAACTCACATCTTTAGGTCCCGAAATAACAAAATGTGGTTTTCCTATATCTTCATTAGAAAAATATACTAAAAAACTTGATAATTTGCAACTAAGTTATAAAATCATTGATGACCTACCACCAAACACTAATGTTTGTGATTATACCAACAATATTGAAGTGAAAAAAATTTTAAAAAAGATTACTGATATTGATATGAATAATACAACCTTTCAGCAATCATTCAATATTTTACTTGATATTCAAAGTAAACTAAAGAATATTCTAGGAGGGTAAATCCCTCCTATTTTAATATTGTTTAATCAAATTACAATAATCTAAGCAAACCCATCCTGATGGAGTTCTTGCCCAATTATTTTTTATTTCGTATGTATCAAATCTTGTTCCTTTTTTATATGCTTTCTTTATTGAATTACTTGTTCCTGGTCCTGAACGAACATTTAATGCACTAGCAGTAACAACATATAATCCTAAAACATACTTATTTGAATTTGATGGTGTTGAATTAGCTTCAGTATTTTTCGTTGTATATGATAAACTTATCCAACCTGCACCACTCTTTAATTTTCCCCATCCATTGTTTTCTTCGACTATTGTATATACTTCATCTTTTTTTACTGTTGTATTTATTCCATAATTTGTTCCTGGTCCTGAACGAACATTTAATACGCTAGCAGTAACTTTCACTAAATAACTTGTAGTATTATTTGGTGTTTGTGTTGTACTTGAATCTATATTTGTATTTGTTAATTTACTTTTGAACTCATTCCAACGATTTTCATTTGAAACAAAAGGTGCAGGGCAATTTTTATGTGTTACATCATAATGTCTTATAACATTACTTTCAGGAATATTATATTTTGCCATTAGTTCTTTGGTTAATTCTATTGTTTTATTTACAATATTATCTGAAATATCTAATATACCATTATTATTATAGCAACACATTTCAATACCTATTGAATTACTATTTCTACACTCATTATAATATTTACCATTAGTTCCACAATGCCAAGCTATATCTGTGTCTTTTACCACTCTATATATCTCATTATCATCAACAAAATAATGAGCTGATGCTCCTCTATATATACTTTTAAAATAGTCGGAATTGTTTTTGGCAGTTGAAACTGCTCCAACATAATGAATTACAATATATTTTATAATTCTATTATTTCCTTTAGTATAATTTCTTATCGTTATATTTTCCTTTATCTCCATTATTCTTCAACTCCTTCTATACTATCTTCAAATCCTAAAGTATCTGGATCTACATTTATATTCTCATTTTCATCCATAGCAATTACCTCCCTAAAAAATAATACTGGAAGAATTTTTATTTTTCTTCCAGTATTTTAAAATTACAAGAATAAATTTCTTGTATTAAGTTATTGATTTTTAGCATCATATAATACAGTAGCAGTACCAATTCCACCTAATGCAGTAACAACTGCTTGTATTATACTATTTGCATCTAATCCCTCAATATGAATTACGCAACCTATTATTGTCGCTATAATTCCTATCAAAATATTTTGTATTGGAATAGGTAATGTTTCATTCCATCCAAAATGCTTTGATATTTTGCCTAAAATATAAGTAAACAATGTTGTTATAACATATACTAATAATTGAACAGTCATTATTTTTCCCTCCTTTCTAAATCTTCTATTCTGTGATTTGCCACCTTTATTTGTTCCTCTAAAACAGGAACTCTTTGTGCAAAATTATTATGTGCTCTGACCTCTCTTGTAAGTTCTTCCAGTTTTGTATCTGTTACTGCTTGTTGTGTTGATAATGTATTTTCAATTTTTTTGTTATTGGATAAATTAGAAAGGACTACCCCTACAAGAGATAGTCCACCTGTTATTATACAACCTATTATTGTTTCCATTATTGTTCCTCACTTTCTTCTTTTGTACTTGGATTTACTGGAAATACTACATTATAAGGAAATCCTGCTTGTTTTGTAATATCTCGTAATTCCTGTCTATACTTTGCCATATCTCCAGAAATTGCTTTTCCTAAATCCTTAAAAAAAGTTATCCAACTTGAAAAAGTTGAGCCTTCAGGGATTTTTAATCCCATTCTGTCTAGACACATTTCAGCATCAGTTTCTTTTAATAATTCATTTCTTTTTTCTCTAACTTCCTGTGCCTTTTGATTATAGTAATCATTTCTTAATTTAGAAAGCCAAATTTCTATATTGTTGTCATTTTTTAATTCTGTTTCCAAACTTTCTCTATAATTGGTTTGTATTCTATAACTATTAAAAGTATATTTTATTCTTTTTGATGTTTCTCCGTGTTCATCTATAACACTCTCTTCGCTTTCTTTTATATCATCATTAAACACAATATCACATTTTCCATTTAAGATATTTTCAATTAAGACTTTGTTTGGTTTTATATCTGATTCCGTTTGATAATTTACTTGCATTTCTAATTACCCCCTTGCACTTTTTTAATTTTAAATATGGTTTTATATATTTATTTTTATAATTAAAACTATCACAATGTTTTAGCCAACCATTATAGCTTATCATTGCTTGTGCATCAACTAATCTTATTTTTTTCCTTTTATATATTTTCTTAACTCTTCTCTTTATTCTTAAAAAATTACCTCTTCTTAAAGTTGTATATCCTCGATGAAATCTATATCCGTATGAAATCTACTGGCCTGCTATCAACTTTAAATAATTGCCAATTTTCTTTTATTTTTAATCCTTCTTGCTTTAAAAAAACATCAATCAATTTCTTACATCTATGTAATTCTTTTTTGTTTTTTCCAAATAAAATCATATCATCCATATATCTTAAATAATACTTTATTTTTAATTCCTCTTTAATATAATGGTCTAAACTCTGCAAGTAAAAATTAGCAAACCACTGACTTGTGTAATTTCCGAATAGGTAACCCTGCATCAGAACTATCTATAATATTGTCAATCAACTCTAATACATCATAATCTTTTATGATAGCTCTAAATTTTCTTTTCATACAAAATTTATCAATACTTGGATAGAACTTTTTTATATCTAATTTTAAACAATATTTTGTATTTTTTCTATCATCTTTAAGTATTTTTTTCATATATTTTCCACCATAATGAATACCCCTGTTTGGTACAGAGGCACAACAATATTCATACATTCCTTTTTCAAGTAATGGTTGTAATTTTAACATCAAACTCCAATGAATACATTGGTCAGGATAAAATGCAGGTTTAAAAATTACTCTTTCTTTCTTATTTGCTCCATCGTGAATTTTCATCTTTTTATATGGGCTTAATTTTATTTGTTTGTTAATCAGCATATTATGTAATTCTTCCACATAATAATCAATATTACTGACAATCTTTACAACATTTTTCCTTGAATGTTTTTTATTTGAAGCTCTTAATATAGCCATTTTAATATTTTGTCTGTTACAAATATCATTATAAAAATTTCCTTTTCTCTTCATTGACCTTCTCCTGGTTTCTTATTTTTGTCTATCGGCTTTTCACATCATAATGGATTTACTAGGCCAATCCAGTTTCGACTCTATTTTTGCCAAGGGGCAAGGAAAATGATGTGTAAATAATTTTTATTTCAAAAATAAGAACACGGCAACCCCTGTTAACATTCGCAATGGAAGAGTCATTGTTCAAATTCCAATACCAAAAGCCACAGTTAGCTCCATTGTTGAAATTACCACCCACAAGGGCAAACGGACTCAAACCGAAAGCAGAAAAAGGTCGCACACACATCAAATCCCTATTTCTATTTATTGTGTTTGGACATATTATATAATATTCGTTTTAAAAAAATAACTATATCTGCCTTGAGGTAATCTCTTATGGGGGTTGACCACCCCCAAACCCCTGTTATTTCTGGTTATCAATAAGAACACGGCAACCCCCGGCAACATACGCAAAGGAAGAGTCATCGAACAAACTCCAAGACCAAAAGCCACAGCTAGCTCCATTGTAGAAAGTACCACCCACAAGGGCAATTCTATTTCCTGGATTCTGCCAGTAATAATCTGACATTCCTGAACTTGATCCTGCTCCTACTTCTATTGGAAATCTTGCTAGAGGCTCATCGGGGTCAAAGCCAAGTGTTTTTACATATCCATTTGTATCTCCATTTGTATATCCTAATTTTTTATATGGACTTTCAAATAAATCACTCTTATATTTTGTATGGTCTTTACATAAATACATTATTCTATCTTTAATATTCATTCCATCAACAAACTGCCACATATTGCCAAATATATTTTCAATTCCTCTGTAAATCATTGAATGAATACTATCATTTATTAGGCAGCCTGACTTCATACCTAATTCATCACATTGCCCTGATTCTTGACCAGACCCCCATATTGTATTATTCACTGCAATATTAACAGGGTCTCCATCAAAATAAATTACTTTTCCACTAATATTTCCATCTGAATAATTTTCTACTTTTGTAATTTTTCTGTCTTTTGCAACTGAAATGCTTGCCCAATCGGTACCAATTCCAATTATTCTCCCAACATACAAATTAGTTGAACTTACTATAATTCTATTAACATCTGTTTCTGCAATTAGTGCTTTAGCAGATTGGCCATTAACAAGTCCGTTTCCTAACTTATTCTGTGAATTGTAATCTGCATATTCAACTAAATAAAGCATTTGTATAACAAAGTATCTATAATCCAACAAAGAAAATTCTTCTCCAAGAGATGTAGCTAGAGTTCTAAATTGTGTTATATTTTTATTATATTCTGGTATTAACCCACTATAAGAATGTAAAACTCCATCAACTAATTTCATTACATATCTTGATATATAAAAACTGTCATATCGAGTAAATCCTGTTTTAGGATAATCTGCAATTAAAATATAATCATAATCATTTTCTTGATATACTTTTATATATGTTTCAGGAATATATGTATAAACATCTCCATTGCTTCCATCAAAATTAAAATTTGCATCTCCAAACCAGGCCTTTACTTTTTTATTGGTAATATCATAATTGCAAGATTTTATTTCACTCCAAGGAGCTAAATCATCAAAATCATTTACAACAACTCCACCATTTTTAGTTGCATTTGCTATTAGATTTTTTGAATCTTCTATTCTTTCCCAGGTTGTGCTTGTATTGTTAGTTATTTTTCTTCTTATTCCATAAATGTGTCCTCTTAATTTGTCTATATCATTGACACTATTTTCTATTTCCTCTAATCTTTCATTGACATTATTAAATGTTTTATTTTTTAATGTTGATTTTCTTGCATTTGTTATTTCAGCATCTTTTATTTCAATAGTCTTTCCGTGAAGCCTTTATTTCAGTTCCACCTAAAGTTATTTTTTCAATTACATTTACTTGTGCACCAGATGATATATTTTTTAGTTTTGTTTCATAGTCTGCCGTGAAATCTTTACTTGAAAGACCTTTTCCTGTAACCTTATCAACCTTATCATCATTTACTTTCTTCATTGCTGCATCAATTTTATCCCAATTTCCATTTAATGCAGTATCTATATCAAAATTACTATTCAAATCCGTATCATTTGAAGTATCGTGTTTGAATAATCCTAGAAAACCTGTAACTAAAGACATTTAAAATTCCTCCTAACTAAAATTTATTTTTTTTCCATTTATATACACATCGCCATTCCATATTTGCAATGCTCCACCTAAAGACTCTTTATACATACCATTAACGGAAATCCCCTTTTTAGTAATTGCTATCGCTGGTGTTCCACTTCCCAAAGTCATTGTGTATATAGATTGTGATAATCTATCTTTTACTATCACTCTAATATTAAAACTTTTTTGAATATCAAATCCATTTGCTCCTATATCTCCTTTTATTGTACCTTTGAAAGAAATATTATTTCCATCAAGTGATACACTCAAGTCTCCACCTTTTATCCAAGAATCCGATGTTGTTGTTTTATATTCATAATAACAAGATGTTATTGCATTATTCATAGCTCCAAATCCATAGCCCCAATAAGTACCTGAAAAAGCAAGTGTTACTTCTGAACCGACTCCACCAGTTCTTTGAACACTTGCTTGTTTTATAATTATGTCTGAATAATCCAAATATCTATTAGGAGAAATTTGCTTTACTGTCGAATTACCTCTTGAATCTATTGCGTACATATTAAATATATTACTTTCAACTTTATTTATTGTTCCACTTACACTTGCATCACTTGAATAATTTATGTCGAGTTGTTTACTTCCTATTACTAATCTATATTTACTAATAGATGCATAATTCTTAGCTATTGCTTTGTTAGCTACTGAAACTATTGCTTTTACATTGGAATATCCTTTTACTATTGCCTGGTTTCCCCCTGTTAGTTTTATAGTTGTTGCATTAGTATCTTCATAAGTAAAATTGCTAAAAGTTGGATTAGAATTAACTACATTTAATGTTCCTACTTTCTCAGAATAGTATTCGGAATTTCCATAAGTAATCACACCCACTTTTATTGAACTTGAATTGCTCGTTTTAAAATATTGCAACATTGATAATATTTGTGCTGCACTCCAAGTATAACTTGTATTTGTAGTTTTAGATGATGTTAATCTTCGTGTACCACTTGGACAGTCTAAAAAATATGCAATTTGATTTCCACTTGGATTATTACATTTGACAGTCAACGAATTATCACTATTCACACTAAAATTATCATTTGGACTAGTTATTGTTGCTTTATTTTTGGTTGTAATCGTTATAGTTCCACTTTCTGACCACAAACCACTATCTGCTCTACGAAGTCTAATTTTCACATTATACGATGTATTTGGTGCAAGTCCACCAATTGTAAATGTTCCACTTTTTCCATCTCCTGCAACAGAGTCTCCGGCATCAGTCCATCCACCATTATTTAGTGAATATTGTGTCCAATCTCTTCGTGGATCACAAGTCCATCTAACACTTATTGAATTTAAGGAATTACCATTATTATAAATATTTATACTATTTAAATATCGTGGAATATTATCAAGCCACCAACTACCACTACCAGTACAATTGACTGCTACAGTATAAATACCTGCTTCAGCATAAGCACTAAACTGCTTATTTCCTTGACTATCGTGATAAATTCTTTTTGTTCCAGATGCTACTGTAGTTCCATTATATAGGTTTATACGACTTGAAGATGAATAAACTTCTTCTCCATCAATGACAACTCTAAAATTACCTGCTTTATACCAACTAGCACTTGCATTTCCACTACCAACTAAATTCCAACCAATATCTGTATAGTTACCATCTATACTTCTTCCATTGGTCCACCAGTTAAATGTTAAATATCTGCCGTGATAATTACCAGTTCCAAAAGACCCACTACTTGCCATACTATCTCCTTTCTACAATAAACTAGAAAGCCAAGTTTGACTGCCAACTTTCTGAACTAGCATACCTGCAATCTCTGCTTTTCCATTTACAACCATATCTTGCGTTTCCATTCCTTTGTCAGTAAACTCAGAAATTACTTTTCCAGTAGCTTTATTAAATACTCTGTTCCCATCACTATCAATTCTAGTATAAGTATTTGTTTCACTACTATTTACTTGAATACCTTTTCCAATCTGCACCGTGTCAGTATAAGTTTCATTTGCATTTTGCTCCCAAGCTTGCTTTTCAGCTCCTATATTTCCCATTAAATCGGTTATATATATTGCATTGTTAGTGTCGGTAACAAAACTTATTGAAATAGTATTTGCCGTAACATTTATTGTTTTTTCAAACTCTTTCCACTTATTGTTTGTATATTCTAAATTAAATGATTCTCCATTTATAATTACTTTTGCATTATCTAAATTGTTAATATTTTTATAAAGAAAACTAATTGTATAAATACCATTTTTTAATTGAACCTCTTGTTTTGTTGTTCCAATAACCAACTCATATCCTAATCCTGAAATCGAATTTTGTTTTAAATCTGTATTTGTATATTCAGTTATGCTTTCATTCCAATTTTCTTTTGAATACGAAAAAATATTGCCCCCACCTTTAGTAGAGACAGTATTAGTTAGTCCATCAATTGTCAATTTTAATTGTGCTATTTGCTCTTGATAGTCCTCTATTATCTTTGAAATCGTATCTGTAGTTTCATCTGCATTTGCCTGTAAAGAATTTATTTTGCTTCCATCTTCTGTTTGTTTATCAATTATTGCATCAATAGTTCCTTGTTGTTTATCAACAATAATCTCTGTTCTTCTTATTCTTTCTAAATCACTCGGAACATTTTGATAATTGACTGTTGCCTTAATAATTGATGGTGCTGACATTTCACTTTCAAGACCATTTGGGCTTTTATATGTAAATCTAAATAAAAAAGATGATGCAATTGCACCATCAAAATCTAAAATCCATAATGGATCTCCTGTTTCTAAGTAAGGTTTACATTGTCCTTTCAAGTCGTAAGATGTATAAGAGAATCCTTTTACTTTATCAAATAATTCCACAATAAGTTCTTCTCTTTTTTCTTGAGTATATGCAAATGGATTATCATTTATTGCAAGACAATTTTCTCCATCTGCTGCAATACTCTCCTCATCTCTTAAAGTAATATTTTCTCCTTCTACTTGGCTCATACCTAGTGAAACAACATTTATCGGATGAGTATTCCTTTTTATAACTAATTCTGAGTAATCACTTTGCTTTTCAAGGCTAGGTTCATTTGTGTTTGTTGTTAGTCTCTTTACCATTATTTCATTCATCGATTTGACTATCATTTCATCAACCTGTTTTGTTGACTCTTTTTCTATTCCTAATGTTTTTAAATCATTAGTTATATTTCTTACCTTCTGTTTCATTAAATCGACTACTAACATTTTATGAACATCTTTTACTTTGTACTTTTTACTATCAATTAATTTTGGTGTAATAAAATACAATTTGTTATCAGATTTTATTTTTGCAAATGATCCTGATATTCCAGCAACTGCTTGAAACACTTGTCTTATTATAGCATCAACTTCAAATTGATTACTATCTACAATAAAATTGCAGTTTGCAAAGTCTTCTGTTGCTAATTCAAGACCTGCTAAATTGCAAGCCTCTTTTGTAACATCTAATACTGTTATTTTCTTACTTGAATAATCTAATTTAGATTCATATAAAATATTTGATTTCAGCATATAGTCCATTGCACTTACTTTATTTATTAAAGTAGTATCTCCGTGGCTCTTCATCAATTGTAATGAATTTGCCTAGTGAAATCCAATGTACTGAATTTTCAACTTTTATTCCTGTGAAATATTCAAATTCTTTATTTTCTAAATCAACAATATTTTCAATTTCAAAGTCAAGAGTTCTTGCAATTGCAGTTCCAAAAATATTTCCATCATCATAACAATCATCACAATATTGTACATTACTAATAGGATATTCTTTATTTCCAATTTTTATTTTATCATATTGAGTTGTACTTTCTTCATAGGACTTTCTTATTTCATCACTTAAATCAATCATTGGTTAATCTCGCCTCCTATTTGAGAAAGTGTTACCTCAAATTCATCTATTCTTCCATCTCCAACAGAAGAAATCATTGAGGTATCAGGCAGAGAAACAAAGAATTTTTTAGTAATCATCTTATCATATTTGAAAGAATAATATGTATAATAATCCTCATTTTTACTAAAATGACTTATGTATTCTTTATAAGTTTGTTTATTTAATTGTCCGAATTTTACAGTTATTGTTGTTTTAGGCATTTTTCCATAATTCTTTCTAATACTTCCATCACTCATAGTAATACTAGATAGAACTTCTGCTTCATCTTCTTTTAAATTATATCCTTTAGACAATATATTTTTAAACTTAAAACCATTATGTTCCAATAATGACATTCTCTCCACCTCCTAATATCCATATTGTAACTTTCTTTTTATATTTCCTTTATTTACTGATGAAGTCAATACTTTTCCATCGAGATTTGTTACTGAATTTACAGTAATTTCTTTATTATCATCAATACTTTGTAGATGTGTTTGCCTATTATCTTCTGTTTCAACCTTAATTTGATGACTACTTGTTAAATTAGATGTTAGTTTTGTATTTTCATGTTCTACTGCTCTTTGCATATCTTTATAAACATCTTTTAAACTATCATTAAATCCTTCTCCCAATCCTAATCCTAAATATTGACCAACTTCCTTATTAAATACCTTAGATGGAGAATGTATTCCAAATAGACCTTTAACCTTATCAATAATTCCACTGCAAAATCCTTTTATTTTATCAAAAATCCATTGTTTTACATTGTTTATTCCTTCCCATAAACCTTTTATCATATTGCTACCAATTTCTTTAACTTGTGAAAATCCTGCCTTTAACCCATTTACAATTGATGCTATGATTTGAGGCATATTCCTTGCTAATTCAATTACTATTGTTGGAATTGCTTTTATAATTCCCATAAATAGTTGAATTGCTGCCTGAATTAGCCTTGGTAAATTTTGAATAAGTACACTAGTAATAGTTAATATTATTCTTGGTAAATTTTCTATAAGAGCCTCAATTATTGTAGGTAATGCTTGTATCAATCCCATAAATAGTTGAATTGCACCATCTATAATTGCAGGTATTGCATCAATTAAGGCTTCTAAAATTGTTTCAATTATATGTGGTAAGTTATCAATAAGAGCATCTATAATAGTTGGTATAGCTTGAATAATACCCATAAACAATTGTATTGCTCCTTCAATCAGTCTTGGTAATGCATCTATCAAGCCATATACTACTGTTTTTATTATCTCATCAAGGTTGTCCAATAAAGCAGTAATAATTTCTGGAATAGCCTCTACAATTCCCATAAAGAAACTAATTGCAGCATCAATTAAATCTGGTAAATTATCTATCAATACACCTATTATTTGATTAACAAGTTGAACTAATTCTATGATTAAATTTGGAATTGCATCTACCAATCCTTGAATTAAACATATAATTATTTGCATTCCAACATCAACTAATAATGGTAGCATTGCTGTTATTGTATCAATAAGTTGTGGAATTACATCTATTAAGCATTGCATTATTGCTGGTAAAGCATCCAATATACTTTGTACCAATGATTGTAATGCAGTTAATATTATTGGTAATGCCTCCTCTAGTAATGGTGGTATCATTTGAATTATTTTAGGTAGAAACTCTTGAACTAATCCTCCTACTAATTTTGAAATTCCATTTATAACAACTTCTATTCTTGGAATAATATTATCTCCAAATGTAAGTACACTCTCAACAAAATTCTCGATTAATTGACCAAAGTCTTGTGAATCATCAGCCATTCCTGTCAATAAATTTTGCCATGCACCTTTCATTGCAGCAGCAGATCCTTGTATTGTTGTACTTGCTTCCTTTGCGGTTGTTCCTGTTATTCCAAGTTCTCCCTGAATAACATGAATTGCTTGATATACATCATTTAAATTTGATATATCATACTTAACACCTGTTATTTTTTGAGCATCTGAAAGTAATCTTTCCATTTCTTCTTTAGTTCCACCATAACCAAGTTTTAAGTTATCAAGCATAGTATAGTTTTGCTTTGCAAATCCTTGATATGCGTTTTGTATGCTTTCCATAGATGTCCCCATCTTATTTGCATTATCTGCCATATCTGTAATTGCCATATCTGCTACTTGAGCAGATTTTGCAGTATCTCCATTCAAACTTTGTAACAAAGAAGCACTAAAAGATGTAACTGTATCCATATAAGCATTTGCACTTAATCCGGCTGTCTTATATGCATTATTAGCATAGCCTTCAACAATTCCTGCACTTTCTTTGAACAATGTTTCAACACCGCCAATTAATTGTTCATAATCCGCATAACTATCTACTGCACTTTTGCCTATTGCAATCATTCCTGTTGTAACTGCTGCAGCACCAATTGCAATACCTTTAAGGGCTGTTCCGGCAATACTCTTTATTTTACTAAAGCCACCTTTCATGCTGTCTATACCTTTGTTAAATCCATCATTATTTAACTCGGTGTCTACTACAACAGAGCCATCTTTTGCCATTCTTTCACCCCATTTCTATAATAAATTTTGGGATTACCACAATTCATTTGCAAAATCAGACTCTTTTTCTTCATCAGTTCTCATATCAGGTAATTCATATAATTTTTGCATCTTTTTATAATGTGCTTTCATTTCTTTATCTTTTATTTTAGCAACATTCATATTTCTATAACCCATTATTTTCACGAACTGAGTATTCTCGTTTAAGCTATTAAACAAGGATTTGAATTTCCACCAATGCATATACTCAATCTCATTTAAGTCGATTCCATATTGCTCCATAAAAGCACTAAAAATGTATTCATCATCAAATTCATAGCTATAAATTTGTTTTGCATCTTCTTGTCTTTCTTCATAGTCCTCTTTATTACTATTTTCAATAATTTTTCCACATCTATAAAACCACAATATATCTTGTACTGCTTGTCTTATATCTGTAATTTTACTAATATCATAATAATAAAGTTGTAATGCTTGCATTATCTTCACTTCTTCACTTAAATTATGATCTTGCATTAATAATTCAAATTTTATACTTTCTCTGAAATCCGTTCTAATTTTCAAACCACTATTTGTATATTGTGGTAATTCATCTAAAAGGATGTTATTATTCATTTTTATTTTCTTTTGCTCCTCCTTGTTTCTCTATTTGGTTGGTATCTACTCAAAGATGTTGCAAAAGACTGTTGTTGTTTTTCCTTTTCTTTTACGATTTCCTCAAACGCATCTGTATGTTCTCTCAAATTATTTTTATTTCCAAATAACTTTTCAGAAATCCCTTCTCCAAACACATTGTCAAAGAAATTATTTATAATTCTGCATTGTTCCCTTATCACCTGTGAATAAGAAAGCCCTGCAGTTTCTCCTTTTTCGCATTCTTCAATAACTTTTTTTGCCTCGTTTTCAAATTTTTCCATATCATCAGCATCTAAAAAATCGAAATTAACCTCAATGTTTTTAATTTTCATAATAAATTCCATCCTTTCATAAAAAAAATAAGCAGAAGGTTATATTGCCCTCTGCTACTTACATTAACTATTCTGTTACTATTGTTGCTGTTCTTTCATCTTCGCTTAAAGTAACTTTGACTTTTTCAAATTTACCTTTTGCCTTTAATGCTCCACTATATGTATATGCATCGTTACTATCCCCATCACTATCAGGAACAACAGCATAGCTTCTTAATCTTGCATCATATTTTCCCTCTGTATCTTTTGTTGTTTTATCTACAACTAAAGTTTCAACAACTGCATCATCTCCAGTTAATTCATCATCAGATATTTGTGCTATCTTTTCATGAACTGGATTGTCTTTATATTGATCAAATGCATAAGATTTTTCTTCTGCATAACCTGTTGTATCAGTTGTGTCTCCATCTTCATCTACATATCTTCTACTATATTCAGTAGCATTTTTTGATGTTGATATTTCTGTGAATTTACGCATTCTTTCAAAGTTTTTTTCTGTTGATGTACCAACATTTAAGAAAGCGACTTTGTCACTTCTTTTGACTCTTGTTTCTTTTTTCTCAGCCATTTTAAAAGCTCCTTTCTTTTCAATATTCTTCTATATAGATTATTTGCATAGGAATAACATATATTGCAGTTGTTTCTGTTGTCTGTAATATTGTTCCTCTATTGCAACTAATTTTTTCTATACCATCTATATCTGGTAAATTATCCTTTTTTTCTTGCTCTTTAATCCATTGTATAAAATCATCACAAAATTTAGAATTATTTATTGTTTCTAGCGCATTAAATGGTGCTTGAATGCTAAAATCAAAATTTATTTGTTCTCTACATCCACCATCTGCAAATCTTTGTATAATTGTTGTTGTCGGTGTTTCATCAATAGAATAACTATAAGTTTTGGACTTCAAATAATCTACATTAACCTTTCCACCTTTTAAAAGTGGGCATTTTTCTATAAATTCTTTGATTATTTCCATTTTTCCCTTTATATCAGCCATAAATCATCCTTTCTTGATGTAATTTTCTACATCACTAATTAAATCATTTTTTCTTCTTTGCAACATTAATTGCTCCCATTTTGCACCAGTTCCAGAAGTATGATATTTAAGATTTTTACTTGTTACACTCTTTATTTCTCCTTTTCTAGCCCAAGAACTTCCTTTTTCAGTAAGCATTAATTTTCCATAATACTGAATTTTTGCATAAGGACTATTATATTTTATTTCATTGTTTGATGGATGCGATTTAATTTTTCTCAACATTCCACTATTAAACGGAATAAATGGATCACTTAATCTTTCAACTGTATCTCTTAAAAATTCTGTTACTTTACCATCTTTGTCTAATCCGATGATCTTTAATTATCTTACTTTTATTATTCATCTTAACTTTCAAATTAAAACCACTAGCCATTATTCACTTACTCCCAATTTATAATGTTGTAAATTACCTTTTCTATTATCATCCACACTAACAATCCTATATTTTTGAATATTATTATCTCTAAATATTTTATAATATTCATCGTTTGGATCATCTTCTTTTGCTGTTAATCTTTTTATTTCAATATTATTTAAAAATTTAACAGTTTTTGTATCTGCATTTTTAACAGAAACATTAGGCATTCCCTCAACAAGTATATCTTCATTACAAATATGCAATTCTTGATTTGTAGGTATATAAATTGTGCCTGTACTTCCATTTTGAAAGCCGTTTATCAACAACATTAGTCTTTTTATTATGTCTAAAATATACTTTCTTAAAAGTCATCCTCGTAATAATTTCATCATTGTTTAAATGATATATTGTAATTGAATGTATAAAAAATCTTTTATTCATTACAACACCCCACAATACAAAAGAGGTTGTCCATCATTTCCAATTATATTCCATAAATATTTATGTAATATATTTATTTTTTCACTTTCTAAATCTTTTTTTATTTCTTCTGGAGTAGTATAACTTTCACTCCATCCCTCTATATTTTGTGATTTTAGGTTTCCAATCTCTTCAATTTTTTCATCAGCTTTTTCTATTTCCTCAATAATTAAGGCAGTTGCATATTTAACATTTTCGTGAATGTTATTAACATCAATTCTATTCCTAGTATGATAATTTATATATGTACTTGCCTCAATTACTAATTTATTAAAGTTACTAGGTATGCTATTCTTACCTAACAACTCTTTATATTCTGTATTGGTTATATATTTAAGCATACCTTATTCCTCCTTATGATTTTAATGCTAATGATACAGCCACACTAGCAGCAGTTGTTCCAATTTCGACAACATCTTGAACATCTTTCTTCATATTATCAGCAGTTATTCTATATAAACCACTTGTGTTCTTTTCTGCTTTAAACTCTGCAACACCTTTATTATCAGTATGAGCAATTTGTCCATTAAAGTTTACTTTTGCTCCTTCAATAACTTTAGGTTCTGCAGATGTATCTTTAACTGTAAATGTTACTTTTACTCTTTGTTCTGTATATGTACTTGGTAATACAACTGCAAATGGGAATCTAACTGCTTCATCTGGTTGTAAAGAATTTATAGGATTTGGTATTTCCCAACCTAGTCTCATTGTTACTCTTAATGCTACCATATCGTCCTGTGCTAAATTGTATAAAATCTCTCCTGTTGCTGGGTCTTGAATTACTGCTTGATCTAAAATTTTAAATGTTATATCTTGTCTTATTGCATATACTGCTTGTGAAAAATCTCCAACTAATAATTGTGCTAAAGTTTTATCCCAAGCTCCATTATCAACAAATGCTTTTGACATAGAGTCTATTTCAGTACCTTTTATAGGTTGTCCTGTTGTATCAACCATTTCTCTAAATTTACCTTTTAAGTCAACTCCACCTAAAAATCCAGTAACATTATATCCACTTTCTTCAACTTTTGTCATCGCATCAGAAATAGATTTATATAAGCTATTTGAACCTGGAGTAATTGTTGCTCCAGTATTTAAAGCAGATGTTAATAAATCAGCTCTAAATCCTGTTGGTTTATCAATTCCAGTAAATACTGCTTGGTCGAATTTTTTCCCCATAGCTTCTTGAATTCTTGGTTTTACCTCTCCCCAAATATCATAATCTGCATCATCTAATACATTTTCAGGAATTGGTACTATAACTGCCATTTCCTCAGCAACTATATATTTTTTATCCCAAGCCATTTTTGTTAATTTTTTTCTAGCATTATCACTACCTTGCCAATATACTAAAGGTAAAGAGTCTAATACTCTCATTTTTGTTTTGTTTGATGTCATATTTGGTAATCTTCTAAACATTGACATAGCTCTTGAGCTTTTTATTGCTCCCTCAATTATTTCTCTTGAAACTTGTTCATCAATTAAAGTTTCTGCATTACTTCTTGAAATCATTTGTCCCATAATAAAATTCCTCCTTAAATTTAAAATAAAAAAAGATTAGCTTTTTACTAATCCCTTGTTGAACGAATTAAATCGTTCATTATTTGATTTGTTTCATTTTGATTTGTTTGTTCTTTTCCACCTAAATCAACACTAGAATTTTTCTTTTTTATTACTGTTGTTTCTGAATTATATTGTGGATTTTTTGCTTTAAAAGATTTTAAAGCAGTATCAAAATCAACAGTATCAGATGTCATTTTTAAAACTTTACTTGCAACAAACTCTGCAAATTCAGGTTTTATTCCTGCTCCTGTTGCCTTATTTGTTGCCGTAAGCATAGAATAATTTGCATTTAAGGCTTCATATTTTGATTTATAATCATCTCTTTCAGTAGTGATATTTTTTAATTTTGCATTAACACCATCATCGCCCTCAATAGAATTTTGTAAATCTTCAAATTTCTTTTTGTAATCAATATTTTTTGCCTTTTTTACATCATCATCATATTTTGTTTTAGCTACATAACCTCCAGCTGAAAGGTTAGCAAGTTTCATTCCTTTTTCATCTACTGCTTTTACAAAATCATCATAAGATAATGTATTCTCTCCAAATAATTCTTTTAATTCTTCGTCCATAATGACTCCTTTCTAATTTACACAGATTTAATTTAAAGCTCAGTTCACTCTGAAATTGTGTAATCTATTTATTTATATCTCCAATAGATAAGAGAAATTGCAGGTTTCTTTATATCGTCTGACCTAAAAAGACAATAAAAAAAGACACCTTTTATAGTGCCTTAATGTTAAAAACTTATTTAATATTATTTTCAATTTCAACAACAATGTCTAATATATGTTCATACTCAACTGATAACTTAGTGGTAAAGTTTTGTTTTTCATCTAAATTATTCATCATTTCATTGTAAACTTTATCCTCTATTTCTTCTAATTCTTTTACATCAAAATCTTTTTCAACATTTATATTGATTCTATTTAATAATTCTATCTGCCTTTTATCAAAATTACTTTTTATCCTCATTTATAATCATTCCTTTTTAGTTTTTTTAGGATATACTGTTATAAGTTTTCCTGTTTTTACATTTATAACAACAGTACAATTTTCTCCTTTTATTTGTTGACTATTATCTGTTCTTATTTTACCATATTTAACAGGATTTTTCAATGTATCTTCTACATCTTCAAATCTTACTTTTTTACCATAAGTTCTAGAAATTATGTGTTCGCCAATCTCTTTTATTTCTACATCGTTTACTTTTAATCCAATAATATCACTATTATTATATTTATTGGCCAATTTAGTTATATTAGAAATTGTCTTATTATCATATTTCTCAACAATAAATAATCTTGTATTATCTTTCTTCGATGAAATTTGTTCAATTAAACCATCTAGCTCTCTTTTGTGTGTATTATACTGAAGTGTTTTTTTTGCTAGTTCTGTTCTAGTTTCTTCAATCAATTTATTATTATTGGTTGTACTTGTTAAAACTCCTTGCAATCCTGCAATATTCTTTTTATCCTGTCTTATTTGTCTTTCTATACTTCTTTGTATTTGTTTTGCCTCATATTTTGTAATTTGTTTTCCATTATATGTTACTTTTTCATCATTCATTTTTTCTAGCTCATCATTGCTATATGTTTTACTAGAACCTTTATAATATGGTCTCCAATCGTGATAACAATTTATTCCTTTGAAACCTGTAATTTCTCCATATCCAATATCTTTTAAACTTAAATATCCATCTTTACCACTTAAACTAACAATCTTCCCTTGCCATTTTTCGTGACTTGGTCTTGCCCCTGAATGAGCAGTTAGTTCCATTAAGTCCCAATTCATTTCTTCTGCTCTCATTTGTTGCAATTTTCCACAAGTTTGATTTATTCCTGTAACAATATTCATTCTTGCTGCAGTTTCCAATGTAACTTTGTGTCCTGATGGATATTCAACTATTGCTCCTTTATTTCCTATTTTATTTATTGCATCAATTATTGCTTGTGAATAACTTTTTGCTCCTGTTGAAGTTTGTAAATATGCCTCGTTAATTACATTTAAAAAATCTTGTTGACCTGTATTAGCAGTTGTCATTGCTAAATTTTGCAAATTATTATTTGTTTTTTTTGCAGATGCAATTAAATATTCCATCATTGTTTTATCTTGTTTAATATTTATTGGATTTAATCCGGCTTTTTCATAAATATTATCATCAATTTCTATTGATGTAATTCCTGCTTTTTCAAATATCTCCAAAGTATCTTGATATGTAGATTTATTAGTTCTTGCAACCAAATTCACAATATCTTGATATAATACACCCATTTCTTGTGCTACCAAAACATCATTCTTTACAACAGTATTAGCATATCCAACATTTGCAATTCTTTCTGCTATTTCTTTTATAATGTCTAATTCTAAATTATTATAAATATTTATAGCTTGACTTTCTATGTTTTCTAAAAAATCTGGAGGTAACATCTACTATTTTTCCTCCTTTTTCTCTTCTTTCTTTTTTTCCTTTTCTTTCTTATTATTTAAATCATTATTTTTTGCCTTTTCTTCTATTGGAAACCCAAATAATTCTTGATTAGATATCTTTTCAGAATCAATTAGTGTTAATTCATCTTGAGCTTGTTTATCTCCTAAACCTCTAATTTCTGTCATATAATTTTTTTTGCTTCTCAATCCGGCTCCAACTTCTGATTGAGCTCTTACTTGTTTAGTTCCTGTATCTTCAATTATACTATCATCATAATCAATTGATATATGCTTTGCTGACATAGTATAATTTCCAAACATTGTTGAAGCATATACTATTGCTTGTATTATAGTTTTCAAACTAATATCTAATACTTGCTCGTGCTTTTTCAAAGTTCTATACATATCTGAATTTTCACTTATAACTCCTGTTGCAGTTTGAATATTTGCTCCATCAAATTTATATCTTTCTTGGCCAAATCCCAGTTTTGAAGATAATATATTAAGTTGAAATTGAACATCACTTTGTAATTTATCTGTTCTTAAATCTCCACTATCGTGTTGTATCATACTATCTTTATTAAATCCTTTTGGCATTCTGTATATAGAAATATCTTCTGGATCAAATATCATTTCTGCACTTCCATTGTCATAAGTCATCATTTCTTCTGATATAAAAGTCCTTCTCCTGCCAAGTACAGGCTCATTTCCTAGTTCATTATAAGCATCATCCAATTCTTTTAAAACATCAATCGCATTTGCATATACTGATATTCCAAAAGGTGTATCTGCATCTATATTATTACATATATTAGGCTTTATTATTGAAAACCAAGGTATATTATTTTTAGTATCAAACTTTTCAATAAATCCCTCTTTTTCATCATCACTTGTTACTATTAAATTTCTATTTTGTGCTTTGAATTTATAATTTTGTATTTCGTAGTTTCCTTTTTCATTTATTATGTGCATAGCTATATAAACATAATTTATTCCTTTTATTGTTTTATATGTAACAAAAGCACACTCTTTAACTTCGTTGTCCTCCCAACTTAGTGGCCATATTTTCTTTGCACCAACAAATTGTATTTTTGTTTTAGCATCTGTTACATCAATAGTATTCATAACCTCATCTATTTTCATATTTTGTACGGAAACAACCAAAGCACCTGTTCCCAAAGCAAAACTTCTTTCTATTCCTTGATTTATTTTAACTACTGCATTATTTTTTTCAAAAATTTCATTCAAAGCATTTGTTGACTCTTGATTGTCTAAATTTATCTTTACTTTTTCATTAAATAATAAATCTGCCCAATCTTCAGAGCCTTTTTTTGCTCCTTGTAAGCTCTTTTTTTCTCTTTTTACTTTCTTTTGTCCATTGTAGATATAATAGTTGTGGAATTTTCTTACTTTTCCTTTATACCAACTATCCCAATTTTCAATATTCTTTTGCCAATTTAATTTTTCTGATATATCGTAACCTTTACTTGCAAAAAATTGTTGTAAATTCATAACTTCATCTCCTTGCATTTATTAAATTTTCATAAAAACTATTAACCGAATATTCAAAAGCATCTAAACTATCAATATCAGTAGTTCCATCGTCAAGCCTTTCATCTGGCTTTTTATCATTCCATACTGCATCTTGGAATGCTTTTGTTACTACTGTGTTTTTGCTCAAAACTTTAAGTCTTTTTTGAGCCATAAGTGTACTACTCAAAAATATTCTGTCATTTATTAAACCTTTGGTGCAATCCTCTATTTTAACAGGTATCCTTTCTTTCTGACATCTTCTTATCAATCCTAGAGTAATGACATTTCCTAATGCTCCATAATCTGCAAAAACATATTGACACATTCCATATTTTTCATAAACTCTTTTCCAAAATAATAAAAAATGCTCATATATTTGTTGAGGGTCATAGACTTCCTTTAAGTCATACTCATCTAATATATAAACATTTTGAAAATTATAAGTAATTCCTGTTGCTACAAATTTGATTTTACTTGCACCTGCACCATAGTCAATTCCTATTGAAATAAGCATCAATTCTTCATCTATATTATTTGTTAAAAATTGACTCGTATTATCAGCAAATAATCTATAAATAGAACCCTCTGCTGCTTTCCATTCGCCTAAAATAAATCTATCAAAAAATACCGTTCCTGAATATTCAACCTCAAGATTATGTAATATATCTTTATCTAGAAATGGATTATCATACAATGTATATTTTTGTTGATATATATCTGCTTTACTATCAAGGAATTTTTTTAACCAATGAGATGGTCCTTCTGGGTTACAAGTTCCATCAAATTTTGAATAAGGTTTATCCAATCTTGATTTTACCATATTAAAAACATCAGGATTCCAAGTTGCTACCTCATCTCCATAACAGTATTTGAAACTCGCTCCCCTTATTTTATTTACATGTTTTATGTTATCAGCACCTAAGCAATAACATCTTTCTCCAAATAAAAAAGCCGTATTATCTGATTTTATATCAGATACCAGCCTTGTTCCCCAAATATTTTGTAAAGGTTCTATAACATTTCTTTGTAATGTTCCTTTCGTATTTCCTAAGATAACATTTAATCCTTGTTTTCCTTTTGTATTCCTTATTCTTTTAGGTATAACATAATAATCTAAATATGTTTTTCCACTTCTTGTTGCACCATATTTTATATTCCATCTTCTATCTGCATTATTTAAAAACTCCTGCTGCTTTTCGGAGAAAAAATTATTACTCATTAAATAATCCCTCCTATATTTTTTAAAACTTCATCTAATTTATCAAGTTCGTTTTGATCTGCTTTTTCCTTATCTGCATCAAATTCAAATCTTTTATCTTCAATTTCAATTTTATGATATGAATCCATTGCTCTTCGCCTTGCCTCTTGAATTTTTGTCAATGCATCTTCTAATCTTATTAGCAATATATCTGTATTTTCTGCATCAGTAGATGTTGCAGTTCCATATTTAGACATTTTCATAATTGTTAAATCTTTATCTTTCTTTTTTATTTTTTCAATTTTATTTAAAAGCCTATATTCTCTAATCTCAAGTGTTCTAACTTCCTTTTCTAGTTCTTCTTTTTTATTTTCTATCGGTTTATTAAATAGTTCTAATTCTTCAGGAGAAAAACATTCATTTACTAACTTTGAATAAGCTCCAGTAACTGTAGCATTTTGATTGCCTTTCGTTCCGTGTCCACCTTTATTGCCCTTTGTTCCTTTTCTTTTTCTTCTTTTCCAATTATTTTTAACTATTTGATAATTTAATTGTCCTATTGTGATATGGTGTTTTGTGATTATATCTTTTTTAGGTATTCCTGCTTTATAATCTTTCTTTATTTCCTCTATATTCACATCAGTTCACCACATCCTTTCATTTATGATTTTCCAAAAATTTTGTCATATACATCTTTTTTAGAAATATATTCATTTTTCATTCCATCAACAAAAGACTGTCCATCATATTTCAACTTTGCCAATGTTTTCTGATATGTTCTTCCTATTATAGTCGCAGTTCCTTTTTCTTTCATAGAATCCGTTATTTCTACATCTTTATTATTTATTAAATGACAAATATTATAAGTGTTTCCTTTAAATCCTTGTAAATCTTCAATTCCACAACAACACATTGCATCCCCTAAAGTCCTCAAACGATTTTCTCCACAATAAAATTTTAACCCATATTTGTGAGCCTCTTCCTTTAATTGAATAAAATCCTTTAACAATACTTCTTTAGGATATACGAAGTCTCCACCAATCTTAACCAACTTTGCTCTTTTTTTGGCAAATTTCATTCCTTCAATTACTACTCCATACACTCCTGCTTCAGCTAATCGCTTCATATTATTTTTTACATCTTGAAATACTTGTGTCATATATGGTTGTATTCTTACAATAACCCTTTTTACATTTTTTGATAATATTCTTACCATTTCTAGCCTTTCCTCATAAGTAGGTGCTCCTTTTTCTAACTTATCATATTGCGAACAAATCATACTAACTTGAACAACACAATTACATTTTTTTAATAAGTTAAGATATTCCTTTTCAATTACTAATCGTCCTTTTGTTGAAACAATGAAAGGATATTGTGTTTCTGCAAACACTTTTAAACACTCATAAGATAATCTATATCTTTTTTCTGCTGGTTGAAATGGGTCTGACATTCCTCCCCAATGCAATGGTATATTCCAATCACACCATTTTAAATCTTTTCCCCTGTGTCCATTTATAAAGTTTAATAGTGCTTTTGCAGTTTCTCCTTTGTCGATTTCTGATATGTCCTTTTTTCTTTGAACAAAGCAATATTTGCAATTATGAGAACAACCTTTGTAAGTATCAAACCTTATAGGAACATCACATAAAAATATTTGACTTCCACAACTTGGCATTTTAATCAACCTCCTTCAAAACTTCAGCAGTCATTATACCAATCAATTTGTCCTTACCATAATTTTTCACATAAGATTGATATTTTTCCTCATAAATTTTATCAATATTGAAAGTCATTGCAAATTTACTTAATTCATTTGTACCTTTATCTGAAAAATCTTCCTGCAGCAAATCTTCAATAAAATCTGTTTTTAAATTTTCTATTTCTTCATCTGAAAAACCTGTTACAAATAATTCTTCTTGTGTCAAATTCAATTCATTAAATAATTCATCTAGTTTTGCCTCATCCCAAAATCCTGAATTTTTATTTAATGATAAATTTAATCTTTTTTCATTTTTCTCATCTAAATCAACAAAAATACATTCTGCAGTTTCATAACCTAAATCCTTTAAAATATTATATCTTTGGTGTCCTCCGATTATTGTCATATTTCTTCTATTAACAATAATTGGGTCTACAAGTCCAAACTCTTCTATGCTTGATTTTATTCTTTGATAACTTTCAGACTCTTTTTGCAATACAACTCTTGGATTGTATTTTGCAGGTTTTAATTCCTCAATTTTTATTTCTTCTATTTTCATAAGACTATCCTTTCTAAAACACAATAAATAGCCCTAAAATAAAATAAAAGTCTACTTGTTTTTTACAAATAGACTTCTACAAAGGAAGATACAAACATTAAAAAAGGTAACTTAATATTAGTTTTGCATAATATCATTTTAAATTAGAACTATTGTACTGTCAAGGACATTTTTAAGACATCTCATCTATGATAAATCAAGCCCATCTATTCCAAAAAACAACACAGAAAGTTCTTGTATTGCCTTATTTTTATCTCTGCTAACTGTTTTGGTACTTATATGCTCTTTTTCTGCAATTTCTTCAAAAGACAATGGTATTTCTTTTATATATAAATAATCTATCACTTTATATCTTCGTATCATTTCTTGATTGTTAGTTGCTTTTGCTTTTTTTTCAAAGAATTCTAAACACATAGTTATATGATCTAATATTATTTTTGTTTTTTCTTTACTTTTTAAAATACTTGAAACAACAAAAGCATCATCTTGCAAATTATATAAATCATCAAATAATTGTACTGTTACATTACTTTTAGAAATTTCTTTTTTTATTGGATTTTCAACTGTATATTTAGCATTATTGCAATGTTCAACAAAGGACCTATAATTTTTCAATAATAGCTTTGTATTTCTTAATCTTTTATCATATTTTATTTTCATTTTATTTTTTTGCTTAAAATCATACTCTTTCATTCCTTTTTGTATTCCCTCATTAACTCCTGCAGTAATTGCTTTCTCTAAAACTGATAATGTTGTTGCATCAATTTCAATTTTTTTCTCACTCACAACAATCACTCCTCCTTTTCTTTTGTATCTTCATAATACACACAATTTACACTATTATCTAGTAACCTTTTTATTTCACATAAATTGCTTTTTTTGTTTTTACAATTTTTACACATTTTTTCCATATATTCTTTATCACTAACAATCTTCATTTGATATCCTCCTATTTTTCAAGATTTTTCAATTTTTCATCTATCATAGTTATACTATTTTGTAAACTTTTTACTTGAATATTAGTCATATCTAAAGCAAACTGTAATCCTTCTTTTTGTCCAATTAGATAATCCCTAAATTCTTCTATTGATTTTACTTCTTCCATTATTTTTTCTCCTTTTTCTTTTTATTTATATCTAATTGTATCGCATAACCTATTAAGGCTATAAATTCCACTCCTATTGTTGCTATTACACCACACCAAAATTCACTTATATACATATATTATCCCTCCTTTAAATCATTAAATATTTTTCATTTTATTTCATACGGATAACTTGTTGCACATTGTAGGTTTTCAACTTCATCTGCTAATGCAAATATATAAGCAGTTCCCTGCATTGGAACAGGGACTCCTATCATTAGTCTTAATGTTTCTTTTCCATTTTCATCTTTTATTTTTTTTATTTCATTGATAAATCCTAAACAACCTACCCATTTATGATTTTCTCTAAAACATACAATATCATTTATTTGGAACATTTTTTTACTCCTTCCTTAACAAATCTTTAAAATATTCCCAGTCTCCATCGTGCAATGATTTTTTGCAATATTTTTCAATATTTATTTTATCTGTATTTAAAAACTTTTTAACATAATCTAGTTTCTTTCTGGTAGTTACACTTAATGAATTATATTTCACATTAAAATAATCTGTAACATTCATTCCTTTTACATAAGCATTGATATTTTTATTTAACCATCTTCGATTCAATACATATCTTATAAATTCTATACCTTGATATAATGCTCTTGATTGTTTCTTATTTCTGCTACTAGCATCATAAATTTTTATTGTATTTCCTTGTGCTATATCCAATAGAAAATTATAATCCAAATCTTGTATTACTTTATCAAAAAGTTTTTGTTCACAATATGTACTTTGTATCCTTACAAACTTATAATTTTCTATCTCATCCATATACTCTAGTCCATTTGTTAGATTTAAGTAATTTATTACTTTTTCAGCCATTATTTATCCTCCAATAATTGTCTTAGTTCCTTATATAATTCAGGTGCAAAATCCAATTCTTTTTTTGCATATTTATCTAATATTTTTCTTAAATCCTCCTTGCTAATCCAAGTTGTATATTCCTCCCAAGTTGTAAATGTAGGTATAGCTTGTATTTGTGCTAACATATATTCAGCAAGGTCTGTATGCCCCTTTTTTTCTTGATATTTTGCAACTCTTATGTATAATTCTTTTAAATCTGTATTTTCCCTATTTTCTTTTTCTATTTTATGCCTTAAACTTTGTACTTCTCTTAATGCTCTTACGCTCGCAAATTCTAAATTTGTGAGCGTAACTTCATCCATTTTGCTTAAATCAATTGTTACTCCTGTATTTGTCCTTTGACTCATTATTTTATATTTATCCTGGTACATATCATCAATTATCGTTTCAGCTTCATCAATCGACATTTTATTCTTAGTCATTCTTTGATTATAATATTTATTTTCATTCATCTTTCATCACTCTCCCTAGCTACTTGTAAAATACACATAATTGCAATTCCAATATAACAACCTAATATAAAGCCAATTAAAAATTCAATCATTTTTCCCTCCTATTTTTATTAGTGCGTGTTCATAATCTCCACTAAACATTGACTTATTATTGCAAGCCCATTTATATCCTCTAGGCTCTGTATTGGTATTTTCTATATATCTCCATCCATCAGGCAATTTATTTAAAATCTCAATTCCTTTTTCTTTAAAATATTCTAAATAATCTTTCATTCTTTTATCTCCTCAATCATTACTACTGTACTTGGTGCTTGCGAATAATATTTTTCAACTTCTAGCTTTACAATTTGCTTATCATCTAAATAAGCAATTCCATTTAAAGAATCCAATATACTTTTTGCAATATTATCTGTGTCAGGCTTCACTGTTGGAAATATTTCACAATTCAACATTTGTTGTTTTTTCTTTTTACTTGTACTTTTTGGTATTTCATAATAAGCAATAATTTTAGCTTTCAATGGTTCTTCAAATGGTTTAATTTCCTTGTATTTATCTAATAAACAAGTTCTTATCCAATTTTCATACTCAACCGTTTGTTTTGGTGTATATGCAAATTTTCCGTTAAATCTTGGTCTTTGTTTTGCTTGTACTCTCCCTGGAATAACAAAATTTATTTTCATTTCTAATTCACTCCTTTGGCATTTGATATTCAGATGTTGGTATCGCTACTTTGTGTATTTCTATAATTTCTTGTAATACTTCTTTTGCTCTTTCTTCTGTGTCATATTTTCCAATACCAAAATGCTCATCTCCCACGCAATCTACATAAATTATCGTTTTCTTATTTGTTTCAAAATCAATACTCAATCTGATTACTAACACATTATCAAAATTTATAATTCCATCTTTCTCTTGACTTACTATTATCATATTTCTCCTTTCCGACATCAGTTCGTTTCAAATTTTATATAGGTAATACTTTTTTAATGCCATTTTTTCAATTTCTTTTTAGGTAATTTTGTCTTTTTTTATCTTAAATGTATAATTTATTGTTTTACTTTTATTTTCTCTTAAAATTGATTTTAGAGCTTTGTTTTTGGTTTGCTATATAATATTTACTTTGCCAGTCATTATATCCTGAACAAAACTCTTTACATCTCTTATATCCAACAAACTCTGGATTTTCTAGTTTATTACATCCTAAACAATACTTACATAATACTTCATCGCCTATTTGTTTCATTTTTTATTTCCTCTCTTAAACTTTTTATAAAATAACCTATAAATTTAACTAATTCTTTCTCATCTTGATAACTACAATATTCTTTAGTTTTTAAAAATCTAAAATTAAAATTCTTTATGTTTAAATTATCAATATATATTCTATATGGAGAACAATATAATTGAGCAATAGTCCAATATTGTATTTTTAATTCTGTTAATTTTTCATCAGGAATACAAGAATAATTTTCTATGTATAAATCCAATCTTTTTAGAATTGTTTGTATATTTTGTTTATCTGCTAAAGAAATGTTTTCAAATTGATTTTCCTTATTTATTAAATATAAAAATAATAAGTTTAGTTTAGTATAGTTTAGTTTAGTATTTAATTTATTAGATGTGGTTATTTTGTTGGTTGCTTTGTTGGTTACTTTGTTTTTCGACATTTCTTGTATGTCTTTTGCCTCAATGCTTTCCTCTGTTATTTTGTTGGTTGCTTCTATGGTTGTTTTGTTGGTTGTTTGATGGTTATTATTTTGTAAAGCTGATTGGTAATCACTATATTTTTCAATAGTTATCACTAAATATTTGTTGGTTGACTCTACACTAATTTCATCCGTACTTTGCAATTTTTTTAATGCTGTTCTAACTTGTTGTCTTGTTAATTTTAAATCCGATGCTAAATTTCCTGATGAAATAATAACTTGTCCTCTTTTTACCACTCTTCCTTGCCATTTTTTATCTTCATAACTTGCTAATAAAAGAAGATGGATAAAAACTGACTTTACATTAGTATCTTGGTACCATTCCCAATTAACAAACTTTTTGTATAAACTTATCCATCCCTCCATTATATCTACTTTCTTCCTTTCACAAATTATTTTTTATCAAAAAAGAAATCTGTATCATCTTCAGTTGTTGTATTTTCGATATTATTGTCTATTGTATTTTCACTTTCTACAGTTTCAACTGGGATTGGTTCATCTTCTACATTTGAATTATTATCTACATAATCGTATGTACCATTATCGTTAATAACTGCCATATCTGATTCAAGTGCTTTTTGCATAGTTAAATCTACACTCATAATTCCCCATTTTGAAATCAATTGCCTTAACATTGTTTTATATGCCATTCCATCAAAATCTTTTTCCCAAAATGTATATCCTTTTTTTGCTCTATATCCCATTGAATATTTTAATGCGTGTGCCTCCATTTTCTCTTTAGACCAATAAATTGTTTTTCTAAATCCGTTTAAATATTCAAACATAGCATAATAACCAATAGTTGTTGCTTTTTCTCTTTCCTCCTCGTTTTCAATAAGTTGTACTTCTAATTCCTCATTAAGTGGATCATATTTTTTTAATTCTCCCTCTTTTATTGCTAAAACATTTAACTTCTTATATTGTCCGCTTCTAATAGCTAATTGAATATAACCTTTATATCCAATTTGAAATTGAGCCACTTTACAACCTCTTTTGCTATCGTTAAAAGGAACCATATAATATTGACCTAATTGAGGACTAGGGCTCAAATTAAGAGCCTGTCCTAATAGTGCTGCAGATACTATTGATGAATTATCACATTCTGCTAATTGAGGATTAGTTGAAACTGCAGATATTATTGAAGTAATAAATTGTTGTCCTTTTTCTCCTCCTACCATTTCATTTATCTTCTTTTTCATTGCATCTTGTGCTAAAAAAGCACTAAATGTCTTTTTTTCTTCTTTTTTAACTAAACTGTTTTTGACTTCCATTTTTATTCCTCCTCTTCCATTTCATTTCTATAATTTGCATAAATTACAAAATAATCAACTTTATTTGTACCATCTTCAAATTGTTCTCCATCTTTTAAATTATGTGTATGTCTATATGCGTCCTCTATAATAACTTCTGCATCATCATAATCACATTGGTCTACTCCACTATCGCTCCATAGTTCAACTTCCAACTCATCTGGGACATTTTCTAAAGCCTTTTTTAATTTTCCAACCGTTAATTTTGCCATTTTCTATTCCTCCCCAAATAATGATTGTTGTTCATTGACATTTTTTACAAGCACATCATCGCCATCTATTTCAACTGAATAATTAAAACCTAAACAACTTTTATATGTTCCTTTAGCTTCTTTTATCTTTTCTGTTATTTGATAATCATAATTAGGTTCTAAATATTCGTTAAAATCTTTGTCATCTTTTTTTGTTACATTTACTCCGATTTTTAAAGTTATTTCTGCCTCTTTACCAGTCAATATTGCATTTTTTGTTAGAATATCAATTGATTTTTCTAATTTTTCTTTCATTGGTTTTAATAATTTATTATCTAAACTTAATCTTTCCATTATTTATTTTCCTCCTTATGTTCTGCTTTTTCTTCTTGTAATTTTTTTAATACTGCATTATATCGACATCTTTCCCTACCTTTTAAATATCCATTTAATATGCTATCTACATCAAAATACAATTCAGTATCGTTATAACTTAATCTTGCATTATCGAATAATATAGTTAATATTTCATCTAGTTCATCACTAGCCATATCTGATGATTTCTTTTCATCTAACAACTCCATAAAATAATCTAATTTCATTTCAACTTTTCCATTTTCTGTATCATTTTCCATATTTATATAGTCCCTCCTATTATCTTCTTTAATATTTCAGCAAATTCTTTTTCGTTATCTTTTGAAATATGTATCTCGTGTACGTGAATATTGTTTTTTTCCTTTTTCTCATTATCCTTTAATGCTTTTAATATTGAAAATTCTAAAATTTTTCTGTTAAAACCTTTTCTTAACATATGATGAATTAGTACTCCTACTGCTGCAGCTAATGAAACTTCATCTCCTTCAACTTCAACTGTTCCTTCGCCCTTTTTATCAATGTCAAATTCAATATGTATTTTGGCATATTCCTTATTGCTTCTATCAAATAATCCCATTTCTAAATCCTCCCATAATTAATATTATTTTTTTCAAAAAATTCTCTAATAGCCATAAATTGTTCTTTTGTCGCTGTTACTCTAAAATCAATAATTAATAAATTTTTTTCTTCAAATTTATCGCTTTCTTTCGCTTGTTCCATTATGTAATTTTGTACTTCCTTCTCTTGTTCTGCTTTTTGTTTTTTTAATTCTTCCATTTTTTTATTATTCTCATCAATTTTCATTCCTTCTTGTATTGCTAAACTTAAAACTGATGGATTAGTAATATTTCTAAGATAATAACTTTTTACTGCTTTGTTTATTCCCTCATCTAAAATTTGAGAATCTATTATTTTTAAATCATCGTGTGTTTTTACTACAATGTGGTTTATGTCTTCTTGAATTTTCTTATTAGAATAAGTCTTATTTAACCATCTTGGATTAAATATAGTTTCTAAACTTACAATTTCCTTAAAATCTCCTATACACGAATTGAATATTATTTTTATTTGTTCTTTTTTCTCTTCTTGCTCTTTTAATTCAAATTCTTTAATTTGTTTATCAATTGTTCCAGATGCATCATCTACTATTGACATTAACTCTTTACACTTATTTTCAAAATCCACATAAGGTTTTAATAGTTCATTTTTTATTCTCTTCTTTTCATCATTGATAGCTGATGAAACTTTATTCAAAGTTGCCCTATCTTGTCTTGCTAATGTTATTGTTTCTGGTGTATAAACTACATCTTTATATTCTTTTGTTTTTGTTATTAACCAATTTTTAATATCTTCATAATTAAATTTTACTGGCTCTAATGACTTAATTTCTTCAACTTTTAATTCCATAACTTTATTTTCCTTTCTTTTTAATCTTCAGATACTGATAAGAAGTTTTTATTTCCGTTATATCCAAAACATAAATTGCCTCCATCACATATTAGAGCTAATTCATCTAATGTTATTTCATCAGAACATTTATAAATTTTATATTCTCCATGTCCATAGCAAGCCTTCCTTGAATAAACAATATCGTTTTGTTCTAGTTCTTCATCTGTAGGTGCTTTATGGTCAATATCACTAACTTTTAATATTTTGTATTTTTGTTCTAATTCTTCATAAATTTTCATATTAATTTTCATTTTTTCAGTTTCATTCTCAGTAAATGCCCATGACGAATATATTTTCTTTTCTAGATTATTTTTTTCTTGAAAAAACTCATCTTTATTTAATTTGGTGTCTATTATTTTCATATAGTCTTTTATTTTCTCAATTTCTTTTTCATCTATGTTTGTCCTAACAACTTGTGCAATTGATTTACCATATCTAGTTGGTACTTCAACTACATCCCCAACCTTTATATCTTCAATATCTGAATAATAGCTATATTCTCTACCACTAAATGTTTTTTTCTTGAATTTATCTTCATATTTAACTCCTACAATTTCTAATTTTGTAGGTATCTCATCTGTTCCTTTTATACTGTTTGCCATTTTTAGTCCTCCTTTCTTATTACTATAAACTTAATTACATTTTCATCAATTTTATATTGTCTCTCTAGCTCTGCAATAAACGATGCCTCACTCGTAAAATTGATTTCAATATATATTCCTTCTTTATTCTTTTTAACTTCATAAGCCAATCTTTTCTTTCCAATATTTTCTATACTTATAACATTTCCATTTTTATTTATTATCTTTTTGTATTTATTCTCAATTTCATTTTGTTGTTTTTCATTAAGTTTAGGGTTAACAATAATTATGCTCTCATATTTATTCATTTTTATATCTTCCTTTCTCGTATAATAAATTTAAAAATTTGGTAATACTAATGGTGGTTGAATATCTTTTTCAACATATTTAGTCCAAAACTCTATTTCTTTTTCTCTTAATAATTTAATGTCCTCTTCTACATCTTTTCTTAATATTGTATAATGTTTTGTTTCAAGTCTTATTTCTCCACTATAATCATATTTTAATTGTGCTTTTAGTATTGCAAACGAATAATTTGTTACATTCAAATAATGTAAAACTTGACAATAATAATTATCCGGTATTTTTTCTTTCCATTTTTCTTTTTGCATAGATTGTAAAATATTAGTTGTCTTTATTTCTAAAATCCCTAATTCCCCAGTGTTTTTATCCACAAGTTGTCCATCTAGACTAGCAAATAAAAATGGATATATTGGATGCTTTATTATTGCATTTTCTTGGTGTGTAACCTCATATTGTGGAAAATCAAGTTTAAATAATTCTCTTAAATGGTCCTCTGCTTTAGTTCCATACTTCACATAAGGTTTGTCAGAAATATCTTCTGCATCTTTTCTTCCTGTCTTTTCTTCCCATAAATCAATTGATGTTTTATATGGATTCAAACCTAATATTGTTGCTGCATCAGAACCACCTATTCCTTTTTTTCTTTCTTCTAGCCAATCCTCTCTTGTCAAATCAAATTCCTCCTATCTTTCAACAAATTTCTTTTTATTGCACCATAGATAATCATCAGTTGGGCAAAAATCTTCATATACTAATGCGAACTCATTATGTTCATCGCAATACATATCGCCATTGCCTTCATACATACAATTCATACAGTTTTCACAAGTTATAATCGTTTTGTTTTTATGTCTTTTTCTTTGTACTGGCTTTGCCATTTTTCTCTTCCTTTCTATTGAACTTCACTTGGTTTTATGTTAAAATACAAATGAAGTTAATTTATATAAATTTTCTTTACAAGAACTATCTGTTACTTTTGTCGGTTGTAGGTAGTTCTTCTATTTTTTCATCTAATAAATCCTGTTGTAATTCATAAATTGTATTGGTTGCTAATTCTGATATTTCTCTTTTTTTGCTTTCTATATTATCCTGGTTTATTTCTTGTGCTAAATCTCTAATAGTTTGTAAAATATCTGATAGACTATCTTTTATATCTAGAATTTCTCTATCTTTTAATCTTATCGTTTCCTCCATACTAATTCCCCCTTTCTAAAAGTTTTAAATTATTTTTCATAATTCTTAATGTTGTTAGCATATTGTTGTATCTATATATGATAAATAAACTTTTCACATAAACTTTAATATTCATTTTACTTTTTCCCTTTCTTATCTTTTTCACTATCTTGGTAAGCATCTTCAATAATAGTAACTAATATTCCACCCAATATAGGAATTAAGTATTCTCCACCATAAGCCTTATGTCCTCTAATTTTTGTCGCATAATGAATAGCAAGTATTGTTAATATTATTGTTGCAATTATTACAATAAGTTCTAGTATTCTTATCAAAAACTTTTTTTTATTTATTATTTTCATAATTTGTTTTCTCCTTTACACCTAAATATTCAAAAAATTTACTTTTTATAATGATATAACTCCAATTTCCTCCATCTTTTTGTGGTGGAATAGCTGTTCCAAAATCAAATCTTTTTTCTCTTAGTCCTGCTCTCACAAATTCTGCATTTCTATGTAATATTTTTCCTGCTTCGTATGGTGTAATAGTTTCAATTTCTGGCATCCTTTTTTCCCTCCTTTAAATTTTGTGTCCTGTCGCATTTTTAATTTTTTCATATTTTTTCTCTCCCTTTGTTAATTTTTTTAACAATTTATTCTAAAAAAATATATTTTGTTTCATCTAAATTGTTTTGCTTACAATATCTCACAATTCCATTACATACTTTTGGACTGTGATCTATTGCTTTTTTATTAAGTACAGAATTTAAGTAAGATGGGTCTACCCCAATAGTTTCAGCAAAAAAGCTCTTATTGTTTCTAAATTTTTCTTCTATCAACTGTAATACTGCCTCAATGTTTATTCTCAATTTTATCACTCTCCTTTTTGTTAATTTTTTTAACAAAATCATTATATATTTTGTTTTTGAAAAAGTCAATACTTTTTGTTAAATTTTTTAACATTTTTTGTTGACTTTTTTAAAACCCTGTTATATACTATATTTGCAGGAGGTTATTTTATGTTTGATAAGAATAAATTTGCAACAATTATAAAAAATATAAATGAATTATATGAGAATCAAACTCGTTTTGCCAATGCTTCTGGTGTTAATCGAACATATCTTTCTCAATATATGAATTTAAAATTAGATAGTCCCCCATCTCCTAAGGTTTTAAAAGGAATTGCTACTGCTTCAAAAGGTATAACAAGTTATGATGAATTGATGGAAGTTTGTGGCTATGTTTCTTCTAATGAAATTATTGAAATTACAAACCCTCAGTTAAATACAAATGATGACAATTTTTTTACTATACCAGTTTTCATATCCAATAATGGAAAGTTAGAAAAAACTGATGAAGATATAATGTTACCTTTTAAATGGGATTATATTCATAATTATTTTGGCTACAGAATAAATGATGACTCTATGCTCCCACTTGTAGGAATTGGAGATTTAGCAATTATAGAAGAAATAAATAGTTATAGTAATGGTCAAACTTGCCTAATTTCTATTGATGATAAAACTATATTTATCAGAAAAATTATTGATTTTAAGGAATACATTGAATTACATACTGCAATTCCTTATAGTCAACCTATAAAACTAACCGATGAAGAAAAACAAAAAAGAAATTTTAAAATATTAGGAAAAGTAATTAAAGTTGAAAACTCTAGTGCTTTTAAATAGGAGGTTATAATGAAATTTGGTTTTAGGACTCCAAGTTTGAAGAAATCATTTAAAGCTAGAACAACAGGAAAAATAAAAAGAAGTATAAAAAAATCAATAAATCCAATGTATGGTAAAAAGGGTATGGGATATATAAAAAATCCTAAAAGAGCATTAAAAAATAGTTTATATCATAAAACTACTATTGATATAACCAAACCAATAAAAAAATCCTTATTTCATAAAGATACTAATAAAAATAAAATTTCTGCAGCAAAAATGGGATTAGCATTATATACAGGTGGTCTCTCATTATTATTTACGGGAATACATAAGAAAAATAACAACTCAACTAATATAAGTAAAAAAAATACTAAAGTAAAAGGTTTTTTAGATTAAAAAATGGATAATGTGTTTAGTTTGCGACAGGACACATTACCCAAAGGCTGTAACCACTATTGAAAGTGACTACTTAATTATAATATCAAAAAAGACTTTCATTTTCAATAGTTTTACAAGAAAAAAATTATTAAAATGGAGGTTTTTTATTATGCAAAGTAAAAAAAGAGCTAACGGCAAAGGCTCTGCTATTTACTTAGGAAAAAATAGGAATAAACCTTGGGGTGCAAGAATTACTATCGGAAAAGATATAAATGGAAATGCAATAAGATTTTTTATAGATGCTTTTGAAACAGAATTAGATGCTTTAGTTTGTCTTGAAAACTATCATAGAAATCCTGTTCCACTATATATTAAACAAAAAATATATGATAAAATTGTTACTTTTCCAAAAAATCCATATCCTCTAGTACCAGTTTTAGATCCTAAAAAATCAACAATAGAAAAAGTTAAAAAAGAAAATTATACATTTAAACAATTATTTGAAAAATTTAAGGAAACTAAAATGCTTACAAAAGAAGAGGAAAAATTAGAAAAAACACATCATATTAGACCTAAAAATAAACCTTTTAGTCGCAATTATTGTAGAGGAATGACTACTGCTTTTCATAATTCAAAAGGGCTATATGATAAAGTTTATAAAGAATTGAGAGCATCTGATTTTAATAAATTCTTGAAAGAAAGTAAAAAAGGTGCTTCTGCACAAAAACAAATGGTTAATTTATATCTAAATCTTGATAAATTTGCTCTTGAAGAGGATTTTATTGAAAAAGGCTACGCAAAATTTATTACTGCTACTACAAATGATAGAAAAGAAATTAAAAAGGCTCAAAATAAAGTTACAGAAAAAGAAAAAGTATTTACCTATGAACAAATTGCTTATTTGTGGAATTTTGTTCCCAAAAGTGATGGCTTACAAAAAGAAAGAAAACAAAACAGAGAACTCTTTATTAGAGACTTTTGGCTGATGTTATTATATTGTGGTTGTAGAGCTGATGAATTGCTTTCAATTTATAGTGCAAATGTATTTTTAGATGAAAATTATTTTATAGGTGGACTAAAAACAGAGGCTGGAATAAATAGAACAATACCAATTCATCCTGCAATAAAGCCATTATTTGAAAAATACTATAATCCTGACAATGAATTTTTATTTATGCAACCAAATGGAAATAAAATTGACTATGATTATTATCTATACCATTACAAATATAATTTTAAAGATTTACATACTTTTGTTTCTGAACATACTGCTCACGATTGTAGACATACTCTAAGAACTGAATTAGAAAAATTAAATATAAAACAGGTAATCATAAATTCCATTATCGGACATAGTAATGAAAATGTTGGTCAAGATGTTTATACTCATATTCCTCTCGAAGAAAAACAAGCAGCAATAAATATGATTGAATATAAAAAACAAAAAAAGTTATATATTTTAGCTTCAAATCAATAA